GCTGCCTGACAGCAGTTCTTTTGAATATGTTGCCATATTACCTTTCCTTTAATTGAAAACCGAGTTAGTAAGAATGTTATTAACATCATTCCACGTAGGTGAAGTGATATCAGACGTGAGGGCTACAGTTCCTGTGGCATCAGGGAACGTTATTGTACGATCCGCAGTAGCGTTAGTAGCCGCTATGAAAGTTTCATAATCGTTAGCACTTGAACCTTCATAAATGAATCGCTGGTTGGAACCTGCTAAATATACGTCATCGGAAAATGTAGCCAATTCTGTTACAGTTAAAGCACCACTAACAGTAGTAGTAGACCCTGAAGTAGACAAATTAGGTGAACCTGTAGCCCAAGTCACAACATCAGTGAAATTGGTGTTCATTTGTGCTGCAACGATGGCTGTTCCTGCTGTGAATGAATTTGTGACTGCTAATGCTGCCATTAACGCAATCTCCTTGTTCTATACATCCCTATCATGGAAGTAATACCCCATTTGCCCCTGTAGGACACTGTTGGAGTAACACTAAACCTCAAACTAATAGCCACCGCTGTCCCAATCGTCGCCCATTTAACCAGCAAATAACGATCAGAAGTGCCTTCAGGCTGCCATTCAGAAGTATCCCACACGCCAGTACCTGAACCTGAAGGGTCAGAATCCCAAGTCGCAGCCGCACCTAAACCAGTAGTGCTACCCGTGTTAGAAAAAGACCATTGACTCAAATCGTAATCTTTGTACACATACATTGTCATTTGGATATCAGCATCTGCTAACAAAACAGTACGTGTTTTACCCCATCTTTTAAGAAAAGTAGGACGATTCCCTTCAAACCAGCCTGTCTGATAGTAAGAAATTATTTCTTGCGCTGAACCAGTCCCATAATCGTCAGTGTCCGCATTTTGATCTATTTTAGAAATCCGGTCAAAAGAAACTGCAGATGTGATACCCGAAGTCGCCGCTATACCATAATGAGTGTCATTTGTAGGACGGTACGCTAAAAGACTCCGCGCATTAATATCGTGTCTAACCCAAGCACCAGTAGGACCAAGACTAGGGTCCCAAACGAAAGTGTTTCTACGATTACTTTGATTAGAACCTGACAAATTGTCATCAGATTGATAGTTGACAGACAACCACAGTCTTTCATCAAACCACATCATTGAAGGAACAACAGTGGTTGTTAAAGCAGGTTGACCGACATCGTAGGTCATTGCAGGTTTTATACGTTCAAAAGCCCATGCTAAAGTCTGATCTCTTAAAAGAAACAATCCATCTTCAGCAAACCAGAAGAACACACCAACAGTAGTGTTTATTGGCGTACAACCTTCCATGTTTCCCGCTGTGCGAGAAATGTTACGAACCTGAAAATTGTCCGTACTGAAACCTAAAACCTCATAAACAGAGTTTTCTTTAAAAACCAGCAAACGGTTCTGATCGGGAAGAATGCCTGTTATATAGTCGCCGTCTTCGCCTATGTCTATGTCAACATAGTGTGTCGCAGTCCAATTTTCCGCATCGGATGTTTTAGACCATCTTAAACGATTCTTGTGATACGTTCCGCTTTCTAAAGTGTAAGCAACCCAAACGTGTTCATTCCAAGTGGCAGTGTAACGGGCGCAAGGAAAATGACCATCTGTTCCATCTGTGTCACCTGTTAATGCTACGGCAGTAGCACCATCCCATCGCATCGCAGCAGTTGTTGTTACACCCGCATCGTTGTATAACAACTCTCCGTTAACAATATAAGTGTAACCGTTAAATGTTACTGAATGCGGAGCCTGCGCTGTGTTAAAAAATGGGTTGTCTGAACCTATTTGAATAGGACCTGTGAAATCTCCTGTAGCACCAGAATTGTAAAAAATCTGCGATCTGGTAATAGCATCATCTAAAGTAGCGGCAAGGATCTGATTTTGACCAGACTCATAATGAGTCATCAAACTGATAATGTTGTTACTTAAAGCAGTTGAATTGACTTTGGTAACAGCGTCACGTCTACGAATACCACCCCTAGGGTCAACCTCTACGTTCAACATCGCAGGAGATTCATTTCCCCCTAAATTAAACTGATCCGCTCTGAGGTTTAACCCGCCAGTAAAATCCGATCTCTCTTCATATCTGTATGCTTCTCTACCTGCACCTGAAGTAACAGGAGGCATTTTTACATCGAAACCCATCTATTAATTTTCCCATGAGTAACGCAGACGGTTAGGTAAATATGATTGAGACATCCAACGGGATGCTCTCATACTGTTAAGCAGCAAAGGTTGCGGTGCGGGACTGTCCTCAAATCTCGCACGAAGATTATCTAATTCACCTTGGAATAAAGCGAAATACTGGTTAGCCATACCCGCATCTTCCTGCTGTTGATACGAACGGTATATTGCGTACAAAGACAACACATTATCGTAAGGTAACGGTAAGTCTGGTGTGTTGCCATCAGCGATAGCAGCACGATAAACAGGTGTGTTGCCGCCAAACTCTATAGCGTTACGGTATCCTCTCACATAAATAGTTTCCCCAGAACCGGGAGTGGGGTAAATGCGAATAACTTGATTGCTGGTAGCAGCACTAGCACTAGCGCCACTAGCCCACATTGACCAATACCAAGGACGACCCGAAGAGTTGGAATTAATCGGGTAAATGATATCTCCCGTGTCATAGCCTATAAATTCAATAACATGATCATCGTTTTTCATAGCGGCTATTTCACGCAAACCAACATTTTTAGGCGCTGAAGCACCAGAGAAAGTCACACCATCATGTGTGATGCTGAGATTAGTAGCAATGTCCGCTATCGGATAATCTTTTTGACCACCGACTGTTTCAAACGTTAAAGCAACTTCATAAAACGGAAACCGTTTCTCCGAGTAGACAATCAGATTGTATCCCTCTCGGATAAATTCATTCATCACAGAGTCGGATATGTCACTGCTAGTTATATCAACTATGGAACGGACATGAGTCCGCATGTCACTTAATTGCAATGTAAACCCCTACTTGGTTTTTTTAGAACGTAAAACCTTCTTAGTAGGTGTCTTCACAGGAGCAACAGGGGCAACAGACGTGTCTGCTACACGATGAACTCTGCGTGATGGTCCAACGGTTTGTGGTCGTGGTGACGCATCCCGGAAATTGGTGCTAGCCGTCGGTTCCCCGTAAGGTCTAGCCCCTTTCTTATACGCATCTGCTCTTTCGTATCCCATGTTAAACTCCTATGAAAACTACCCCTATGCCGTCAAATTATGCAGGTGTGATACCGTACATGTAGCCTTGACGGGCGCGGTTACTGGTTGTCAATTCGCCGTAGCAAAGCAACTGTGAGTAAACCGCATCTTGGTTAGTTGGGCGCACAAACGGGGTTGGTTTAAACCAAACGTCGCTGTGGGCTACTAACTGAAGGTACTTGGTGTTAAGCATGTACATTTTGCCTTCACCTGCGAGAGTACCATCAAATGTTACTGGACATCCCTTGAAGAGAAGGTTCTGGAACCCACCGTCAGCCATGTCGGTGTCGGTGTACCTGATCTGTCCCTCAAGGAGACCCTCGTATGTTTCATACTGGGTTTGTCCTGTGATTATAATTGTTGGTTGATCGTTACCCACTGAACAGTTGTTGTAAGTGGTAGCCATGTTTGCTTGTGTAAGCGCACCTGCTACGTTGGTAACTTGTGATCTCCACCAAGAGTTATCTGAATCGGTTGCATCAATACCTGCAAGAGTCGATCCACCAGCGTCATTGCCAAGACCGATAAGAGCCGATAGACCCATCCAGTCTTTGCCACTGTTTCCAGTACCATTACCGAAGAACATGGTGTTCATGTTCTCAATAATTGTTTCTTGAGTTTGGAAAATTTTTCCTTCAAGAAGGTCAATGATTTGTGCTTCGCCATTGTTCTTGGCTTCTTCTATACCGTTGATTGTTACTGTAGCAGCGTACTGTTTCCAGTCGTACTCTGCGGCTGTGATGCCGGTCTGAGCAGTTGTGGAAATAGTATCAGTGCCTGAGTAAGAACCAGCGGTTGAGTTTGTTCCATAAATAATTGGAACGACGATCTTCGCGCCACCTGAAACACGCCTAATTGTCTGACCATTTGTCAAAGCGTAGAACAGTGGTCTAGCCGTGAAAATGTTGTCAGTCAGTTTAGGGATATAGTTTTTCAGCGTGGTCGAGAGTATCTCGTCAAAGTCAGCGTTTCCTGCCGCCATAAGTTTTTACCTCACTAATGTCTATGAAGCAAGTTCCCGTTTCGCATCCTCGAATGCTTGACGGATAGAAGTAGGTTTTGCAACAGTACTGTCCTTAACGCTTCCTGCTTGTTTTGAACCTGTTGGTTCCACAATCGAAGCGTCTCGTTTGGCTTCTGTGCGCTCTTGTTCTTTTTCTAATTTGTTGGCTTTCTCTGCAACATCGCCATATCTCATGTGAGTTAATGCGGCTTCCAAGTTGCCTATTTTGTGAGTCAACGCATGTTGATAAAGTTCTTGAGCGTCAAAATCCCCGTACTGTTCTTTAAGCCCTTCTACTTGCTTTTCTGTTTGTTGTCGTCGTTGTAAACGAGCCTGCTGCGCTAACTGTGTTTCCAACTGGGCGATACGCTGCTCGGTAGGATCAGGTTGAGAATCATCCCAGTCAGACTGGTAACTTTCGTTACTACTCTGATTAACGGGTGACCCCATCTGAACCCCGAACGCATCAGCCAACGCTGAAAGAGTCCCATCAGGGTCCGCTTCCAGTGAGGAAACTATCGCTTCCGCTTGCTGTAACCGTTTACGTTCGGAAGCCAATTCCTGCGTTTTACGTGTGTAATCCGACTGTCTTTGGTATCCGTCCCGAAGTTCATCAAGACTGACCTCCTGCTCTTCCCCATCTACCTTTACGGCATAAGTTTCGCCAGAAGGTTCCTCTGAAACTTCAACTGAAGACTCTGGAGTGTCCACCTCAGTGGATTCCGTTACATCCTCTTCCATATTTAATTTTCTCCTCGGAGTCCTAAAAGGCTGCTCCTATACTATTCGGGAACTGTGTCCCGTTATAAGGCTGGAAGTTCCAACCCCATTTGACCCTGTAATTGAGCCAACAATTCTGGAGGTACGCCGCCGGTGGGAGCAAACGCTCCCATGTCGGGACCTTGCGGCACAGGTGTTTGACCAAACGGTGTTGGTGCTGCGCCAGCCTCCGCAGAAGCAACTTCCATATCTTGTGGAGTTTGCTGCTGAATTAAAAATCTGTCAGGGTCTTTAATGTCGAACCCTAAAGTTAAAACGTGTTTCGCTAAAGCGTTAGGATCAATAACTGTTCCCACTAGAGGAGCCATAGCGTTCAGTAATGAAACTGCTTGCTGTTTACGAATAGTGTCATTAACAGGCTGTGTTGATCCACCTTCAACCGTGTAATCAAATTCGCCTACAATGTCTTCACGTGTGTAAGTGAAAAACATGTCTTGCCCGCCTTTACCGGCGATACGAGCCATCTGTTCACCTGTCATAAATTGTTGCATCAACTGGATAACTCGACGTGCGATGTTTCCTATACTGATTTCAATAATCGCTAACTTGTCGGCAGCACGTGCGTTGCCCGCATCGGCGATAATTGATGCTTCCGTGGCTGTACGCCTAATTTCAGGCATTGAACCACGTGCATATTCTGAAACACCTGAAACAGTGTTGATGTCTTGTTCAATAATTGCTGAAGTGTTGTAAATCTCTGGAGACAAAGGTGTTTGTGGCATAGGTACCACAACTTCCTGTAAAGGTTTATTTTCATCAACTACTGGAACTAAACGCCCATCCTGATCGGATTCTAACGCTTCGCGTCCTTCAGGACCGAATGAACGTTCATGGTACAAATATTTTCTTGCGTAACGTTTACGTGCATTTATAAGTTGCGTACGTGTCTTGTCTAATTCTAGTTGCAGAGACTCGATTGATTCTAAATCACCCATTGGGTAGAAGTAGTCTGGAACGTCATAATTTCGTAACATTACAAAAGGTTGACCGTAAGCGTATGGCATAGGCATCGGGTCAACTAAAAACTCTTCACCTGATTGTGCAAACACTGACATTGTGTTTTCTGCAATGTCATAGTATTCGTAGATCGCTACACGATCTTCTTCCAACAGGAATTGTTCTTGTTCTTGACGTTCCCGGTTTTGAAACATCGGGTACAGTAAACCGTCTGCTTGTAAACGTTTTCTAGCAGCAGCCTTGTAGCGTTTATCTTTCTTAGCCTCTTCCAAAGGACGGACTATGCGTTGACAAATCCACTGTGCATCTTCTAAACATGTTGCTTCAGGGTCGATGTAAATGTCAAAAGGTGAAACTCTTTCAACGAAAGGTTGATCTTCAACGACTACCATAGTGGTGTCTGGAACGCTGACAGTTATTTCTTCATCAGTGGGAAGATCCCCTGCCATTGCAGCGTTTTCCATAGCGAAAGCGTCTGCTTCTAAAAGAGCGTCGTCTAACATTTCTTCTTTTTCAACGTCACTGAGGGAACGTTCCTGTTCAACGAATTTCCACCCTACTTTCAACCATGCGTGACCCGTGATTAAAAAGTCTTTAACTGCACGTCTGAATGGTTTACGGAAATCGTGATGCCTCCACAAATAGTTCACTACCGCTTCGACATAAGCGGCACGATCAGAGTTTTCTGGTTCTGTCGCTGAAACAACTATTTTAGGGTGGTTAACTGAAACGGAAGGGGCGATAACGTTAACAGTGCTGAAAGCAAGGTTAACTACGATCAGATCTTCTTTAGTGACAGTTGTACGCGGGAATTGTTTACCACGGTACAAATCTGTCATGCGTTGCCATAAAGAGTCGTAACCCATTTCGTCACGCCAACGTGCAGACGCTTCTAGTCTGCGTTTGGCAGTTTCAAACTGCTCTGCTCTAGTTTTTTTAGCCATTAAACTTTCTCTATGTTACGCCCTTGCGCTTTGGCTTCGGCGATAAGTTTTTTTTCTCTTTCGTTCAAAGTCAAATGCTGCTCGTCTAGCGGTAACCGTGAGCGGGAGACC